TTTCTTGACGAGGCTTCGGAGATTGATGAAGAAAGTTATTTTCAGTTATCTATTAGAACTTCAGGTCGTATCATACTTGCATACAACCCAACCATTAGTCCTTACCATTGGATTAGAAAGATGGGAGATGTTGAAAGATTTGTAACAACATACAGAGATAATATTTATTTGCCTAAGGAAATGGTTAAGGCAATTGAAGAATTACAACACACTAATGAAAAATATTGGAAAATTTATGGTAAAGGTGAATTCGCTCCGAACGATAAAGCTATATTTGAGTTTGATGTCTGCGATACTATTGACGGGGACTTTGTTTGCTTTGGGTTTGATAGTGGTTATTCTAATGACCCCTGTGCTTTGGTTGCTGTATATAAAGGCAGCGATACATTGTATTTGGAGGAACTCTTATATGAGAAAGGTTTGGTTACGAAAGACATTATAGATAAGTTTGACAAATTAGAAATAAGTAAGAAGCAAACTATATGGTGCGATAGTTCAGAACCTAGACTAATAGAAGAGTTATATAGAAGTGGTTTCAATACGAAGCCAGTAGTAAAAGGAAAAGATAGTATTAACTTTGGTATATCAGTAATGAAGAACTATAAGATAAAGATACTTAAAACCTCACAGAATTTAATTAACGAGATGTATGCATACCAATACGAAACGGATAAGCATGGTTATGTAACTGATAGACCTGAAGGAGGTTTAGACCATGCTATTGACGCAGCAAGGTATGGATGTATGATGTCTCTATCACAAAAAGCAGTAAACAAAGGAACTTATGCAATCTCAATTGGAAAATACAAATACTAATGAAAACCTATGGAACTCTAACGAAATTAAAGAGTTGATAGAGTATGCTAGACATTTGCAAGCAGAAAATGAGGATTTACAGGCAAAAATGATAATGATGCAAGCTAAGTTAAGTAATGAAGAAAGCAAGGTAAGACAAATGAATAACGCAATTAAACAAATAATATATGGTCAAAGAGGTAACGCTTAGTATCCCACAAAGTTATGGTGATATAAGTTTAAAGAAATGGTTAGAGTTTCAAAAAGAATTAAAGAACTATGAAGGTGATGCAGATGCAATAAACGCATTGATGCTATCTTACTTATGTGGATTAGATAGTGAATACATAGTAGGTCTTTCACTTTCAGATTATGGTATGATTACAAATGAATTGGCAAAGTTTATGAATAATACTAACTTGCCACTACAAAGATTTATTACAATCAATGGTGTTGAGTATGGATTTGAACCTAACTTATCTACAATGACTTATGGTGCTTTCGCAGACATAACTAAATACAATACAATTAGTATAGATGAGAATTGGGCAAAGATAATGTCAATACTATACAGACCTGTTGAAAAGAAAATAAAAGACACATATACTATTAAACCATATACAGGCAACATAGATGAGAAGATGTTTTTAGAATTAGGTATGGATATTCACTTTGGTTGTTTGTTTTTTTTTGTAAATTTGTCAACGGACTTACTGAATTCTATCCTGAAATCTACGATGCAGATGGAGTTACCTCTCAACATCAAGTCAACTTTAGCAAAAAATGGGGAGCTTATCAACCAATTATTGAACTTGCAAACGGAGACATCCTTAAAATTAACCAAGTAGTAGAAGAACCATTAGAGAAATGTTTATTGTATCTTTCTTATAGAGCAGACAAAGCACATACTGAAACTCTATTACATAACGAAGCGATGGCAAAGAGTAGATAATAACATTTTAGTTTATTGTTGTTATTAGATAAAAGCTTATTATGGCACGACAATGGTCAAATTCAGGCAATGGTAATTTAAGGTATAGTGTAAACAGACAAAATCAGAGTGGTATCTACATAGGCCCGACGAGAGGTTTAAGTTCACCAAAGAATAGTAGACGAGCATGTTTATGTATAGATAAAGATACTTACTCAGTTAGTTGTTGCAAAGGTGCTTTAATACAACAAGGAATAGGACAAATACAATCAGCAAGACCAACAGGTGGAGGATTTGATTTAGGATACTCCGATGGCTTTGACACAATAGATAAACAATAATAAACAATAACAATATGCCAGCAGCGATATCAAAACCCGCTTTATCTCAATTAAATAGCGACTCATTTCCAAATAATAACTTAGGACAAATTACTCCTACAAGCCTAAGAGACTTTAATAGTAGTATGATTGCATCTCTTGTAGATGAAATACCTTATGGTACTTACACTGCATCAGTAAACAATTCTATTTCTGCATTAAATACTTTTACTGCATCTGGTTATCCGTCTTATACTGCATTGAATACATTTAGTGCAAGTCAATTATTAATCAATACAGGTGTTAATTCTTTTACTCAATCTGCAAATAGTAGTATTACACAATTGAATACACAGACTGCATCTTTTTATGCATTCACAAGTTCAATAAATCAAATACAATCTAATGGTGTAGCATTGGGATATTCAACTAGATTTAATTTAGTTGGTTCTACTACATTCTTTAGTGCAAGTCTTACTCCAAATGTTAATGGTGCAATTGCTACTTTGACATTTACTTCAGATAATGGTAAAACAAATACTAGTTCATTCAATCCATTCACCGCATCAGTTAATACATTCACTGCATCGGCTAATGTTTCTATTACATCTTTGAATGCACAGACTGCATCAATGTTAGCATTTACATCAAGTACTAATATTTCTATTGCAAATTTAAATCAATTCACTGCATCTGATAATACATCACAAGCAGCATTGAATTCATTCACTGCATCTCAATTGATATTAAATAGTGGATTTGCAACAACTGCATCTTTTAATTCTTATACTTCATCACAAAGTGGATTAAATAGTTTCACTTCAAGTATTAATACATACACTGCAAGTAATGATGCAAAATGGAATAAGATAGGATTATTAACTGGGTCATACGCAACAACAGGTAGTAATGTATTTACAGGTTCTCAAACTATAAGCGGTAGTGTATATGGAAATATAAACACATTATCTATTACTTCTAATACTGCAAGTATGGATTTATCAAAAGGTAATTTCTTTACATTGACATTAGTATCTGGAAGTACAACTGAATTAGCAGCATCTAATATTAAAGCAGGACAAACTATAAACTTATTAATTACACAGGCAGCTGCTGGTACAGGTAGTTTATCATATAATTCAACATTTAAGTTTAATCCAGGTAATCAATATACTGCATCAGTTAGTAGTTCAGCAAAAGATATACTTACATTCATAACATTTGATAATTCAACTATATACGCATCAGCAATTAAAAATTTAGTATAATGAGATTTACACCATTTACATTTTTAGGAGGCCAATCATTTGTAGTAGATTATTTAATAGTTGGTGGAGGAGCTAGAGGTAGCAATTCATCACCTGCATATGGTGGAGGAGCAGGTAAAGTTGTTAGCGGTTCTATTTCAATTGTTCCAGGAGACCAATTTAATATTATAGTCGGAGCAGGTGGTACTGGGTCAATTATAAATGGTGAAACATCTTCTATACAAATTAAAAGTAATACATCATATTATTCACAAGGTGGTAATGGTAGTACATCAGGAAATGGATTTGCTGCAGGAGCCACTGCTTCATGTGCAGGATATGCAGTAGCAGGAGGTGGTGGAGGTGCATCCGCAACAGGAAGTTCTGGATTATGTATTGGTGGAACTGACCAAAGACCAGGCGCAGGTGGAGCAGGTTTAGCATGGTTAGATGGTAACTTTTATGGAGGTGCAGGTGGTGCAGGAAATAATCAAAGTGGTGCACCACAAGGTACTTATAGTGGTGCAGGAGGTATTGGAGGAGGTGGAACAGGTGGAGGAAGAATGACAGGCCCACCATATAGTGTAATACTTGCATCATCAGGTACAGACGGATTAGGTGGTGGAGGCGGAGGAGGAGGTTATGTAGGAGCTCCAGGAAGTGGAGGAAGTGGTAGTATTGTAATTAGATACGAATTACCACAAAGAGCTTATGGTGGAAATACAATTGCTGTATCAGGCTCATATGTATATCACACATTTACATCTAACGGAACATTAACAACATAATAAAATAACTATTTTTTAAACAACCTTTGTTATTAAAGGTATAAAACACATACAAATGAATTCAAAAACTGTATTAAGTAAGATAATGTCTTTATTAAATTTAGAAGAAGCAGTATCTTTAACAGACGCAAAAACGGAAGATGGAACAATTTTACAATCATCTAACTTTGATGTTAATGATGATGTATTTGAAGTAGCAGCTGATGGAACTAAAACACCTCCAGCTGATGGTGATTATACAATATCATTTACAACTCCAGAAGGTGAACAATCAATGCAAGTAATTACTGTTAAAGCAGGTAAGATTGCAGAAATTTCTACACCAGAAGAAGAAACAACAGAAGAAACAGAAATGGAAATGGTTCCAGTTGAAGAAATTCCTCAAGCATCAGGAGATAAATTACCTGTGAACGAAACACCAACTCAAAAGAATTCAGTTAAATCTGGCACATTGAAGATGGCAGAACAAACTGATACTGCTGAACCAATC